TTCAAAAATCCCTATGGGGAGGTCGTTTCCTCACTAATAACGACTTATTTAAATAAAAATCACTAGGAGGTGAAATATATGTCGGAAAAAGAAATTAATAAAAACTACCCAGGTACAGACGCAAGTACTGTAGCTGAAATCAACGGCGACGGTGCATTTGCATCAGGAGCTGTAGGTGGTGCAACAACAACTAACGTAGATGGTAACCTATCTCCAGCAGCTAGCCTTGGAAACATTGCTACGCCTCTCTGGGGCTCAACAGGCGGTGCCAATGCAGTTAATCCAACAGGAACTCCTGGTGGTATTCTAGCTCCAGAGCAAGCTCGTCGCTTCATTGACTATGTTTGGGACGGTACAGTCCTTGCAAAGGATGGACGTAGAGTAACAATGAGAGCTAACACCATTGAACTTGAAAAAGTTAACGTTGGAGAGCGTGTCATCCGTGCAGCAGCACAGGCTGACCCAACCTTTACAAACGCAGGTGCTACCTTTACTAAGGTTGAACTTACTACCAAGAAGATTCGTCTAGATTGGGAAGTATCAACTGAAGGACTAGAAGACAATATTGAAGGTGGTGCTCTTGAGGATCACCTAGTTCGTCTAATGACAAACGCTTTTGCGAATGACATTGAGGATCTAGCAATTAACGGTACTGGAGCTGGCAACAACGCATTCCTTAACATTATGGAAGGCTTTGTTAACAAGGCAACCACAACAGGAGATGCACACGAAGCAGTTGTAACAGTAGTAGATAACGCATGGACTACAGACGTAATGCAGGATATCATTCTTGCAATGCCACGTAAGTATCGTGCACTTAAGAATAACCTTAAGTTCTACGCAGGTACAGACGCATTCCAGGGCATCGTAAAGAACAACGGTACTCTTGCAGACGCAATTGCTGAGGCATTTGTTAACAAGGGTCCAGGTACTGAGTCTAACCGTCAGGCATACCTTGACGGAGGGGCACAGACCTTTGGAGGAGCACGTACAACTCGTGTTCTAGGTATCGAAGTTCAGGAAGTTCCTTACTACCCTGCAGGATATGTTGACCTAACATTCCCACAGAACCGTGTATGGGGATTCCAGAGAGACATCACTGTAAACCGTCAGTACGTTCCAAAGAAAGACACAATTGAGTACACAGTATTTGTACGCTTTGGTCTTCAGTGGGAAGAGCTAGACGCTGTTGCTTATGGAGACGCAAACTCTTCAGACAGCTAGTATCAACTGATTAAAACATTAGGGGGCAGATGAAAGTCTGCCCTCTTTTGTTATATTCTGATATAATTAAAATTGGAGAAAATTATGGCTGAACTTATTTTTAATAGTGAAAACACTACAGATAAGGTTGCTGTATACTCTTCTAAGAATTTATTTAAATATGGTCTTGGAGAGTTAAAAATTGGATACAATATTGTAACCAAAGAAGCTTCAGATTTTTGGACAACTCGTGATGCAGTTCGTATAGCTACCCCAGAAGAAGTGTCCAATGCTTACCCCAGGAGTAAATAATGATCGTACTTAGACAGGCACCATATACTAATTTTATTAGCTATGCCTTAACCGCATCAACAGAATACAAGCTTAGAATTGAAGACTCTGATTATGATGTAGTTTTTGAAGACTTTATAACATCTACAAATACTGGAGCCTTAACAGTTGGCTGGTCAGGTGTTTATGGAGAAGATGACATTCCTTATGATTTTACAAAATATGACGACACCTATCATTTAGAAATTACAGACGATACTGATGTTGTTGTACAAGATAATCTAACAGTAGAAAGACCCTACGTTGATCCAAATACGCTTGGAGAAACGGCAACAGAGATTGCAGTAGCAAAAGAAAATGAAAGACTTGCAAGGGCAATAATTGATTCAATTACTGGTGGTTTTTATTTTAGAACCAAGTGGATTGAAACAGTTGGACAAAGCACAGACTATATGCCACTTTGGGATCAAGTCTATAAAATCTTAAAGGTTTATGAAAATGCAGAATTAGTCTATGATTCATCTTTAGAGTTTCCAGCATTGGGACCCTGGAACTATATAACTACTAGAGATAAGACAGCCATTACAAAAGATCCAACCTATACAATTACTGATTTTAATCGCTCAGAGTCCAACCCAGTAGGTTTAAATATTGCATCATCAGATTCTATAAGCATGTTTGATACATCTGATAGTGGAAATACTATAGCTCTAAAATCTGGGGTATTGTTTCCTCAAGGAACAGACTACCTATTCTTCTTAGAAACAGGATATAGAGTCATTCCTTATGATATTCAAGACGCTACTAAAATGTTGATTAATGATATTTCTTGTGGAAAACTAGAATACTTTAAAAGATATGTAACAGACTATTCAACAGATCAGTTTAAAATTAAAATTGATATCTCTTCTCTTGCAGGAACAGGAAATATTTTGGTAGATAAAATTCTAGATAGGTACGTGACTAACGTAAAGAAGCCAGGAATTCTATAATGGGATGCTGCGATAATACCACAGACTTTGTTTATCCAATGCTTGCAGATGTTTATTATCCAATAATTACGCAAGGTCCATTTGGAGAAATTAAAAAAGAATGGGTTTTTGATCGCACAATTTCTTGCAATGCAACCCCTATAGGAGGAGCAGGCACTGAACAAATTAAGCCAGATATGTTCTTACAATATGAAGACAAGCTAATCGTAAGAAGCAGGGCAGACCTAAGAATAACATCTAAGCTATCTCAAGAAGCAACAACCAATATAATAATAACTAACATTAGATTTTCTACTGGCCAACTTATTTATAAAGAAACCGCTGGTCCCAGAGCAAACAGAGGTACTATCTATGAGATTGGTACTCTAGAACCGTTTACTGGTCCATTCAACAGTATTGAATACTACAAGATGCTTTGGAGAAGAACTGAATCACAAGCAGTAGGCGACTAATGAAGGTTAATCTTAATGCTACAGCTATGGAAAAAAGTCTGCAAAATATTGTAGATTATTCTTTTGGTTTTCTTGAGGGGGCTCAAAATGGTAAAAGGGTAATGCTAGATAATCTTGGTCAAAGCACCATAGAGGCTTTAGGACAATACATAGACGCAATGGCCAGGGGAGATCAGTATGCCATGCATCACGTATATGAATGGTATCAGACTGGTTCACCAGCAGCCAGACTTTTTGATTTAAATTATACTGTAAGCAATGCTGGACTTTCACTTAAGTCATCATTCAGACAGTCAAGTAGTATATCTGATGACAGCAATGAGCCATTTTACGATAAGGCAAGAATTATGGAAAATGGAATTCCAGTAACTATAACTCCCAAAAGAAAAGCTTTAGTTTTTGAAGAAGGTGGAGAAACCATTTTTGTTTCTAAACCAATCACAGTTAATAATCCTGGTGGAACAGCTGTAGAAGGAGCTTATGAAAGAGTTTTTGACACATTTTTTAAATCATACTTTACTCAGGCATTCTTAAAGTCATCTGGACTATTTGACTATATTTCAAAACCAGTATTGTATAAAAAGAATGTCCTTGCAGGCTCTATGGGTGGACGTTCAGTTGGCAAAAAAGTAGGGTATACTTGGATTGCAAACGCAAAAGTAGGAGTTGAGAAATGACAACATATAAAGCATCAGATTTACCATTTCCACCACACTGGATTAATGAGTATCTATATAAAAAGCTTTCTATGTATGAGGGAATCAACATGTCTGAGGGTTCAAGCATAAGCGGGGTAGTTCCAATATTTGCAGTTACCCCAACAAACACAGAAGAAATTTATAAAAACTTATCACAATCAGTTCAAGTAGAACAGCCACTATTAATTCAATACGACAGACTAATTAGGTTTAGACAAAACTCATTTTACCCTAGAAAAAGAGAACAGCTTTTATATTACTTATACAGTACAGATCTAGCAACCGTAAATTACGCAAACATCCTTATTTCTCAACTTTTAGACAGAGAAGACGCAGCAGCTCAAGACTTAAATTCTTTTATTAAAGATGAATCTGACCTTAATTTTCCACACAACGTATTTTTTCACAGCTTAAGAGTTTACCAAGCAGACGAAACCAGGGATGTTATTGAGCTGGCATCCGCTAGAACGGTATTTATTAATAAGCTTATTATTGAGTATGACTATCACGCAAACTGGGGAACTGTCAACGACACCCAAAATCAATTTAAATAAAAAGACTGATATAATTAGTCTTGAGGAAACAACCGCCAATTACAACTAAATACCATTTTTCCTATTAGAAAGAGGTGAAAATTATGGCATATACTCGTGGTGACTCAACCAACATTATTGTAGGTGCAGCTTCGTTCTTCGTTGCTGACACAGTACTGGATATCAGTACTAGACCAACTTTTGTTGACAATGAGTCTTATCGTGAAACACTATCTGATGACCCAGGTTTTACAAACATTGGTTACACAATGAATGGACTTGAGATTCAGTTTCAGCCAGACTTCGGAGAAGTTCAGGTTGACCAGCTACTAGACGTAGCTAAGCTATACAAGCAGGGAATGCAGGTTAATCTTAACACAGCATTTGCTGAGGCTACACTAGAGAATCTTCTTATTGCTCTTGCATATGGAGATAACAAGCTAACTGGAACACTTGGATCCCTTGCAACTGGACGATCATTAGATTTGTCCGCAGGAGAGCTTGGTGAGTGCCCAGTAGAGCGTGGTATCATTGCAGTAGGTCCAGGTACAGGTGACTGTGAAATTGGTTCTGCTCTTGAGCGTGTTTACGTTGCATACCGTGCATTGTCAATTGAGAATGTTACAGTATCAGCTAAGCGTGATGAGGCTTCCATGTTTGAAGTATCTTTCCGTCTTCTACCAGATGACTCAGAAGGATCTTATGGAAAAATCATTGACCGCACAGTCAACGCAACATCATAATCTATAAAAGCTAAAAGACGGACCCACTCTTTAATAGGAGTGGGTTTTGTCGTTTTATGGTAAACTTATATTATGCCAACAGAAGTATATAAAACAGGATATGTAAAAACAATTGATGGATTAGAGATTGAAATAATACCAATTAAAATAAAATATCTAAGACAATTAATGGCTGCATTTGACAGCGTTCAGCAATCTCAAAATGAAGAAGAAACTATTGAGGTGTTAGCAGAATGCTGTAGGATAGCTATGAAACAATACTATCCAGAGTTTTCTAAAGATGTTTTTCAGATTGAAGATAATTTTGATTTAGACTCAATATATGACATATTAAAATATTCAGCAGGTATTGACATTAAGAAAAACTCAGATGAAGCAGTTGTTGATCAGGCTAAGAAAGAAGATAACGAATCTAGCTGGAATAGCCTAGACCTAGCTAAGCTTGAGTCAGAGGTATTTTTGCTGGGTATTTGGAAAAACTTTGACGAACTAGAATCATCTATATCTATAGAAGAACTAATGCAAATACTATCTATTACAAGAGATCTAGATTATGAAGAAAAGAAGTTTTCTGCAGCACTTCAGGGTATAGACCTAGATAGTCAAAGCGGTAAGGGTGATCAAAAGGTCAAGGGTCAAAAAGAATGGGAAGACATGAAGGCTAGGGTATTTAGTGGTGGAGCAACTTCAGACTCAGACGATGTTCTTTCTTTACAAGGACAGAACGCAAAAAAGGCTGGTTTTGGTATTGGGATGGGCCTAGGGTATGAAGATCTTAGAGACCCAAAGGTCTTGAAAAAAAGCTAGCTTGTGATATAATAAGTATAACCTAACTATGGGTAGAACAAGGAGAAAATAAACATGGCAACAACAACTTATGAAGCAGAAACACTAACACTTATTGATGGAACAACCATTCAGGTTCGTCCATTGAAAATTTCACTACTAAAGCCTTTTATGAAAAAGTTTGAGGGAGTAACAGCAGTAGCAGAAGACAACGAGAAATCAATGAATCTTCTTCTAGAATGCGTAGCAATTGCAATGAAGCAGTATAGCCCAGAGCTAGCTACTGATCCTGCAAAGCTAGAGGAACTGCTAGATTTACCAACAGTCTACAAGATTGTTGAAGCTGCATCAGGTGCCAACCTGACTGGGGCAAACATTATTGCATAAATAGAAAAGGTGAATATTAATGGCTGATGTTAATGCCAATATTGGCGTAAGCATTGATACATCTGATGCTTTAAATCAGCTTAAGAGTCTGCAACGACAGATCTCTCAATTTCACCAATCAGTAGCAAAATCATCTTCATCTGCAGCCATAGCCCAACGTGATCTGCAGAAGAACTTTATTAATGGCGTAAATGCTATTAAAGGTTTTTCTGCAGAATTACGTACGGTTAGGGGCACTGCAGAATCTTTTACAAATTCCCTTGAGAAAAATAAATTTTCTATTCAGCAGTATTTCCGATATGCTGCTAGCCAAACAAAAACATTTGGTAAAAACTTTAGTTCAGAGTTTTCCACAATTGAAAAAACAGCAATTGAACGTGTAAAGACTCTACAGACTCAATATGTAAAGATGGGTCGTGATGCCCAAGGTGCAATGCAGGCCATTGCCATTAGACCTACTGTCCTTAACATGAAGGACCTTGGAACTCAAACTGCAATTGCTGCTCAAAAACAAGTTTTATTTAATCAACTTGTAAAGCAAGGCTCTACAAACCTACTAAACTTTGGTAAGAATACTCAGTGGGCTGGTAGACAGCTTATGGTTGGTTTTACTCTTCCACTTGCTACTCTTGGTATGACTGCTGGTCGTGTCTTTATGGACATGGAAAAAGCAGCAATCAAGTTTAAGAAGGTTTATGGAGATTTGTTTACTGCCCCTGCAGAAACCCAACAGGCATTAGATTCTATTGTAGAGCTTGGTCTTGCTTACACAAAATATGGTGTAGCAGTTTCAGATGCAATAAGCGTTGCCTCAGATGCCGCAGCTGCTGGTTTTCAGGGAGTAGATCTACAAAACCAAACTACCGCATCTCTAAAGCTATCTGTACTTGGACAGATGGAACTTCAAAAAGCTCTAGAAACAACCATTGCCTTACAAAACGC